CCGGATAGGTTAGTAGAATAGTCAGAATTATAGACGCAATTACCTGGTTCCCAACCGCCTGCATATTCCATATTATCGATCCATTCGAACGACGTAATAGTGACGTCAGTCATCGGCGTTACATCTCTGAATGCAGAGTTAGAAGTAGTTGAACTAAAGCCTGGTAAATCACCGGCCAGAATACCGCCATGAGGTATCTTGCTATCGCCAAGAGTCTCGAACGGTGCAGTAGGAACTACCGGTTCATTGAACTCGCCGTTACGGATCTGCATATAGAACCTTGGCGATGACCAACGTTCGTTATATCCGCCAACCCAAGGACCGATATAATATTGGTAATATGGGTCTTGACCAGGAATTTGAATAACCTGATAGTGGTTCAAAGTAGCAGTAGGATCGTCTAGGTCAAGTTCCTGACCATTCCACGTGATATTCTCAGTAGCACAGCTTAAGCGCGGTTCAGCTGGAATAGAAGCATTACCGTAGCCAGGGCAGCCTGCAAGATAAAGACCGTTAACGAACGCGTCGGACGGTAAATATAATGACGCATAATAGACCTTATCGCTTCTAAGTTCAGTAATAGACGGGTTACGGTTCTTTAACGGAAATTCATTCATACCCTGTAGAACTGTAACTGGCCCGGTATCGCCGACATAAGTAGACGAACCATTCTCTTCACCTGTACCTGCATAAGTATATTCATAAAGGGCAAGCATTATCTTATGGGCAAAGTTCTGCTGAGCATAAATTCCAAGCAATGTAGGCGTGTCAGCATCTTCAGAAATAGTTCTGACCTCGTGGTTGATAGGAATAGTGAATGACTGATAGAGCATACATGCGCCGTTATGAGTTATCCAGTTATTACCGTCTGCAAAGTCGTATACCTGAGAAATGTTAGGCATGTCGAAATTAGCAGTAATTTGAGTATCTAGGTCTTTCTTCAACTTCTCAACAGTCTCAACTACGGCGCCGACTTCGTTATCCGTCGAAATGATATAATTATTTCCAGATGCATAAATATTAATACCGTCGCCGGCTTCGATAGTCGGTAAATTAAATTCATCCCGCCGTATTTCATCGGTCAATTCACCGTCTTCTAAAGATAATGTAGACTGTGGAATATAGAATGAGTCACCGAAATTGAGGTCAAATTCATCACCGTCAAATTCTGCATTAGCTAACTTTATTGAAATTTCATTATCAGTAATGTCAATACCGTCGCCTGCAGTATATGTATTACCCGGATCGGTTACGGTTAATGGACTATCGCTAGTACCGTCGCCAGATAATGTAGCATCATGATAGACTTTATCTAGACCGGTAACATTTCCTTTAATTTCATGATAGCCAAAGTAATTAATTTCAGCCATCAATACGGTATCTATAGGTGACGGACCAGTATCTTCACCGTCAGTATTCAATAACGATGCTTCAAAGTATACGTCAAATTCAGTATCACCCCAGTAATCGGCGACGTTAATTATGCAGCCGGTATCATTATTCTGTCGGATGCTAGACTGCTGGAAATTATATTCATATGGTTCGTCAGTATATAGCGACGGATCATAAGTCCAGGCACCGAGGTCTTTATATATGATAGCTGTCGGATCGTTCTTTCCAACGAACTTGGCTCGGAAGCCAACTTGAATAATTTGGTTAGGAACTACTTTGGAATTATCTGCATTATGGAACGTTACGGTGAAATGTGACTTTACGTCATATATACCTTTCTTGATAGTCGGGTTCCAAGAATGACCAGTAGAACCGGCGCCCATCGCAGGACGGTTAATTTCAGTCCAAGTCCTGCCAGTAATATATGTCCAAGCATTATTACCAGTCCAGTAATGCCATTCTGGTTCGATAGAATTAACATTTAGGTCGAATGTCTTGGTATTGGTCTGAACATTAATTGAACTTGCAATTTGAATATTTCCTGTAGAAGAAATAATATCGACATTAGGAACTTCAGGCGGCAAGTCAATTGGTTCATATTTGACTTCTGTAATTTCACCATTCTCATTCTGCTTGATGCGAGTAATAGTCATATGGTCATTACCGCCAAATATGACTTCGCTTTGCTTATCTTTCTTATCGTCTAAAGCATCCTTAATGTCAGAAATATCTTCTGTATTCTGGTCAACCTGGTCAACCGTATCTTTGATAGAGAGGTCCCAGTCAGTTCCGCCAGAAGAGGTAATATCGACAGTTCCGTCATTTGACGTAATATTCACGATGTCGGTAATTGCTTCAGAACCGTTAGTAGCCGGAATGACGTTATATCTGCTCATTATCTGAGAACCATAACGGTTCATTACATATACGTCATAAGAATGTGCTAAAGAGGCAAGAACTACATTAGAACCAAGAGAGTCTAATGGAATATTGAATGGATGAAGAGTACCTGAGAAGTCGCTTGCGCAATAATAACGGTCTCTAGAACCGTGAATATATACATTAATATAACCGCCCGTTAACGGCTTTCCAGCCGTATTGACTAGCTGAAATGTCGGACTGAGAAGATAACCTAAAGAACTGGTCTGTGTCATATATTTACTCCAAATATTAGCATTAAATACATGAATAACCAGAAGAAATTCAATATATTGGCTATATTGGAAGAATTTAATAACTATATATATTATAGTAACTGTTAAATTTAAATTAAAGGTAAATATTATGAACATTAGAGAATGGAAGAACCCAGGGCGCAAGAGATGTCCAGATATAAGGTATTATGACCCAGACTTTACACCCTGCTATGATATTGACCGTCAAGACTATGCTGACCTGGTCAATAAGTTGAAGAATAATGAAGAACTTTCAGAAGCAGAGAATACCAGATATGGTAACTATGTACTGGCCATTATAGAATGCGTGTTAGAGAATTCTAAATTTCGAAATAACCCAGAGTCAGAGAAATATCAACTCAGAGACCAGATGTATTATGAATTATTGATAAATATACGTTCCTGGCAGGGTAAGTCAAATATATTTAATTATGCATATAGGATCGCCTATTGCGCAGCATGTCATTGGTATACTAACAGAAATAAGGAAATTCAGAAGTCTGAAATTATCAACGACCATTTAGAAGACGTATATGAAGAATACTTTAAGGACTGTAATGGCCATAAGGTCAATAATGTAAATAAGGAGGAAATTTAAGATGAATATTCAATTCGTTCCAGGTGATCGTCTTGGTTGCGGTTACTATAGAATAGTTCAACCGGCCACCGTAATTAAGTCTTTGACGGATAATAAGGTGTCCATAACTGAGGGCGATATATATCCAAGAGACTGTACTGATATTATCTATATGCAACGTGCAACCTCTAGAAATATACTTAAGCAGTTGCCGAATATTAAGAAATACTATCCAAATATTAGGATGATATGCGACTATGACGATATATTATGGAATTATAATGGTCAGTCAGTTCCTAAATATAACCTATGTTCTCGTTCAATTAATGTCGACGATAATACCGAGGCCATGAAGAAATACCTAGAAGTATTTGACTATATTACGGTATCGACAGAAATGCTAAAGAATTCAATAGTCGAGACCTTTAACTATCCCGTTGATAGAATTCATGTAATTCCAAATATGCTTTCTAAGAGTAGGTGGTATTTCAATTCGGATAATAATAAATATGGCGTTCCTGAAATTGGACTAGCCATGAGTAATACGCATTATGACCCGGTATCTAAGAAATTGGGCGACTTTACTACTAACCTGGTGGACTGGCTTAACTTGCAGGACCACATTAACGTTATGGGTAATGAAATGTATTTCTTGAAGAACGGAAGATATACTGACTGGTGTCCAATTGAATATTATCCTAACCAGTTCAACTATTGGAATGTCAACTTATATATTGCGCCTCTTAAGGATAACGTATTTAACCAATGTAAGAGTGACTTGAAATTTATGGAATGTTGCGCGACTGGTAAGCTGTTCATCGGTAGTGACTTTAAAGACTCACCATATAGCAATATTGACGATAGATGCAAGATCCACCAGTATATGACGGTTAATAAGATCGATGAAGTAGTGATGAATGCCTGGAATAATAGATATGAAATTATTCAGAACCAGTATAAGTCAATACGATGGCTAGAAGATAATATAGATATGTATTTGAAGTTATTTAAATAAATATAAGAATAACCCCGAGGAATATATCCTACGGGGTCTTCTTTATAGCTTAATTTAACCTTCTATTACTGAGCAATGAGGTTAGCTGTCTTATCCTTAACGAGGACGTAAGCGACTGCACGAGGCTCGACGATGCCTGCAAGAGATGCGATAGTCCAACGAGTCTTATTAGTACCGGCTTCGATATTGATAGCGCGTCCTTCATGAAGAGTAACGCCGAAGTCATTAGAGACGGAACTTTCAGCATTGGACCAGTCGAGCTCCTTGAGAGTATCGAATTCCATTGCGCCGTTAAGACGAATGATGCCAGAGAAGTAGTCACCAGCTTCAATACCCTTAATTGCCTTGCCCGGAAGTGCAGAGACCGGAATAGAGTCACCCTTGATATCGCAAGCTTCTTTAGTGCCAACACCGTCAAAGTCGACAGAACGAACCGTTACGGAACCAGCAGATGCATCTTCAATAGCAATGAATGCCTTGAGAGCAGATGTCTTATGACCGACGAGGTCAGTTGCATATACGCCCTTGATATAGAATGGTGTACCGGCAGGAATATCTTCAGTAACGCCGTTAAGAACGATAGTTGCCGTGCCATCAGCATTATCTGTATAAGATGTAACCGTTGCAGAAGCAAGTTCATTTGCCAAGTCTTCAGAAATAGAGACGTTAGGAAGTCCTTGCTGACCACGAATTTGAGCAGCTGCGAATTCACCCTTAAGACCTTTCTGGAAGATCGGTTCAACTGAGTCAGTAACCGGCTTGAATGCCTGGCCTGCAGAACGAACTACGGACTCAACCATCGGGTCGACGAATGCATACTGAGATTCGCTAGAAATAGATTCGAGGAAGTTAGAAGCCTTGAAGAGCGGAAGCCAACCAGTACCGACGAATGCAGTATTCTGCTTACCAAGGTCGGAAGCGATAGTATCTTCAACGACGCCTTTAACGAGTGCTTCACCGTTAGGGGTAGCAATTTCTTTATCCCATTCGAGATCTGTATCTTTCTCGAGCAAATTGGTATCGATAAGAACGTTACCAACCTGAACTTCCATTTCAACTGGACGTTCAACGAGGTTACTTTCCTGACCGGTGAGGTTCATGCCTTTAACGTATTTACCTGCATCGCGGATAACGAATGTATACTTGGTACCGTTACGCTTTCCTTCAAGCTGATCCTTGAAATACGGCTTAGAACCGACAGTGAGATATGCTGCAGCTTCTGCAGAACGAAGAGCGACTAATTCAGTGCGCTTATTGGTCTTGAAATTATTTGCCATGATAATATTTCCTTTATATTAATGTGTTAATGACCGCGTGTCTTTAAGATATAGTTATTCCAGTATGCTCGGTCTCGTACGGTCGGTTCGGAACCTGGCGTGGTCGAAATTTGACGACCAATAATTGGAATAGACTTGCCTGTTGCGACGTTATTCTGAGT